TCGATCGGCCCGATCTGGAATGGAGGCGCGCCACAGCTCACAGTCGGCTGGGACATCCCCGCGAAATCGTGGGGGAACCCGCCGACCCCGTCGAATTTCACAGCCGCGTCGCGCGCGGATGGCACGGTACTCGTCACGTGGGGCATGGCAACTGATCCGAATGCTCCGGCGGATTGGCTCGGCGTCGACCGCTGGGATGCATCTACCGCTCAGTATCGTCGCCTAGCTAACCTCCCCGCGTCGGCTCGCAGCTGGGTCGATAAGAATGTGCCTGCGAATGATCAGTATCGCTGGCGCATCCATGCATGGCGTAACGATGGGGCCGAGTCGGGCTGGGTTGAGAACAAGGCCGGGTCATCTAATACGACCTCTCCCGGCGACCTGTACTCGACGCCCGGCGCGCCGAAGGACGTAAAAGCCTCCAAGATTGCCGGCGGAGCCATCCGCGTCACATGGACGAAGACCACTCCGTATCCTGATCGGTGGGGCGTCGAGATCTGGGACGGCGAAACCAAGGTCGGCACCGCGCCAGCAGGCGCGACGTCATGGACTCATTCGTCTTTCAATCCATCGATTACCCATCAGTATCGTGTCCGGCAGCTTGGCCCGGGCGGTCTTGTCTCCCCGTACAGCGAGACCTCCAATAGCGTCTATGTCTTGTCCGTGCCCGGAACTCCCGGAGGCCTCAAGCCTCAAGGATCCACGATCCCGGCTGGCGAGGGCCTCCTCGAATGGATCCACGCGACGCAAGACACCACAGCGCAGACCAAAGCGCAGATCCGTCTGCGCTCTCGAGGCGCTTCTGACTGGTCTACGTACACGGTCACCGGGGACTCGCAGCAGTACAGCCTCGCAGCGTTCGGCGAGGGCACGTATGAGTGGCAGGTGCGCACGTGGGGAATGTACAAGCCCAACGAAGAGGCGGGCGCGTCCCCGTGGAGCGCGGTCTCAAGCTTCCTGATCGCTGCCCGACCTACCGCAGGCATCCTCTCTCCTGAGACTCGGATCGACACGAGCCAGCTCGTCGTGCGCTGGTCGTATTATCAGCCGTCAGCGGCTCGGCAGACGCTCGCGCGGATACAAGTCACGGACGTGACAGAGAATCGCGTCGTCGCCGACGAGACGATCCAGGGCACAACAACCTCATATAAAGTCGCCGAGCGCGCAGCAAACGGCCACGAATACATCGTCGTGGTCTCCGCGCTATCAGACGAGGGCCTCAGCTCCACCGAAGCCACACGCCGAGCAAAAGTCCGATACGCACCGCCCGAGGCACCGAAGGTCACGACTCAGTGGGATGACTCCACCGGCGTCGTCTCCATCGGCATCACCAATCCTCCCCCCAAAGCGGGAAAGACAGTCGCAGCCATCTCCAACCAAGTCGACCGATCACAAGACGACGGGCAGACATGGGAAACGATCGCGTCTTATCTCCCGATCGACGTGACCTTCCAAGACCGCGAAGCACCATCCGGCGGAAAGGTCCTCTACCGGGTCACGGCCTCCAGCGTCACTCCCTCATCCGAGTCGACGACAGTCACCATTACCGCTGCCAGTCGCCAAGTCTGGATCAGCGGAGGCCCGGGATACCGGACCTGCGTCGGCTTCAAGTACGAGCCAGAAGTCACCGTCACACCCAGCCTCCTACACCGAGAAGTCAAACATTTCGCTGGCCGCGCTCGCGGCGTTGAGGTTACGGGGACTGCGGTACAGCGGGCGATCGCGATCAGCGCAGTCCTCACCGATGCCGAGTACGCGACGCACGTGCGGAAGCTCGAGGAGCTTGCGATCCTGCCTGCTCCTTTCCTCTACCGCGACCCTCTTGGCCGTCGGATCTACTGCAGTCTCTCGTCGATCTCAGCGCCTCGAAGCGTCGGCGGCATCTGGAAGATCTCGCTTGAGCTTGAGGAGGTTGAAGCGTGAGCCTGACAGGGCATCGTCAAGCGTCGATCGAGGTAATTCTTCTCGACTCTAATGAGCGCGAGAAAGGTCGTCTCGACGGCGTCGAGGGAGGCGAGGTGTCGACGAGCGCGGGCTCGCGACTCCGCACCTCGGGGACCTTGAATCTCATCGACCGCGGGCAGCAGATCGACTGGGCGAAAGACCGAGTCAAGATCATCTACAAGCTCGCGAGCGGCGAAAGCTGGCCTCTCGGAGTCTTCCTCTTCGCCTCACCGAAACTCTCGTACAGCGAGGGCGGATCGAGCCTCCAAGTCGAACTGATCTCGAAACTGTCCCTGCTCGACGGCGACGCTTTCGTCGCGGCCTACCAGACAGTGCCCTCGAATCACCCATTGGCGCACGTCCGTCACCTCCTCACCGACGTCTCTCCCGTCAATATCAGTGACGGAGGCCCGATGCTCTCCTCCTCGATGGTCTGGGATGCAGGGACTCCGAAACTCACCGCGATTAATGACATTCTCCAAGCGATCGGATTCTGGTCGCTCACGGTCGGCGCCTCTGGCGCTTTCGAGGCATCGCCTTACGTGGAGCCTATGCGTCGCGCGAAAGTCTGGGATTTCGTAGAGGGAGAGAACGCGGTCCATCTCGCGGATTTCACACGCGAGCAAGACCTAGCAGCGATTCCAAATCGCTATATCTGTGTCTCCCAAGGCAGTGGAGAAAAAGCGGGATTCGTCGGATACGCCGAGAACCGAGATCCGGCGTCTCCAGCGTCCTATCAGGCTCGAGGCCGCTGGGTCTCCAAAGTCGAAACCGGGGTCGAGGCTGCGAATCAGCAGATCATCACTGATCTTGCGAAGCGACGCCTCGCAGCAGCTTCCGGAGCCGTCGGGAAAATCGAGATCCAGCATCTCCCTCTTCCTCTCGCTCCTAATGATCTCGTCGGCTATCGGTCGGGAGGTGTGAGCGTGCTTGCCACGGTCCAAGAGACGCGGATCCAGCTCGAGCCGACAGCGCTGCAGACGACGACGCTTAAGGAGGTAGGCCGATGGTAGACGATCTCACGACCTTCCTAGCTGAGCAGCTTGAGGCAGTCGCGGGAATCGCAGGGGAGAAAGTCTCCCTCCGCTGGGGGACAATCTCCGCTGTCAATCCTGTCTCGGTCATCCTCGACGGCCAGTCAGCAGCGCTCACGAGTATCGACGTCGTCGGCTCTCCAGTCCAAGGGCAGCGCGTCCCGGTCTTGCTTGCCGCGCGTCGCGCTCTTGTCCTCGCATCGGGGAGTGCTGCAGCTGTGCAGACGAGTCCGGCTGTTCCCGTGGGTACGGTCATCGACTTCGCTGGCTCCAGCGCTCCGGAGGATTACCTCCTCTGCGATGGTGCGACGTATCCAGTCGTCCAGTATCCCCAGCTCGCGCAGGTCTTGGGTGGCCGCTTCCGCTTCGGGGACATGTTTAGGGTCCCGGATCTGCGAGGCCGCGTCGCTGTAATGGCCGACGGCAGTGGGGAATTCTCATCGGTCGGTCAGACCGGCGGCGAGAAACGGCATCAGATCACGATCGGTGAAATGCCTGCTCACCGTCACGCGGGGAATGATCGCACGTGGTTTGACCGGCAGAAACGAAATGGGCGGCAGTCTTTTATCTCACTGAACCAAAGTAACGGCAGCTGGATTGCGACGGCGGCGAACGATGGTCTCACCAATGGGGATACGGAGACCGGTCAGACCGGCGGCAATCAATCTATGAGCCTTCTGCAGCCGTACTACACAGTGCAGAAGATCATCCGCGCCAAATAAGGAGCAGGACCTAGATGTCTAATTTCACGGACTCAATCACCAAAGCGACGATCGACCTCGCGACTCTCACGGATCGCGATCTCGCAGAGCTGCAGAAGATGGCCGAGTGGGAGATTCACCGGCGCTCGGTAATCGCTGAGTCTCCCGAAAAGCTCAAGGCTTTATTTGAGGAGTACGAGGCAGCGGGCGGCAGTCGAGGTCTCCTGCTCGATCGCGTGGATCCGTCGCTGCGTGCTCCCGATCCGTCGACTCTGCCTCCTGCGGTCGACGAGCCTCTCTGATCCCCTCCCGATTCCAACTCATCCCATCCGATTACTTTCTAATCCCATCGAAAGAAGGAAACACAGTGCTAGATCACGAGAACGAAGAAGCGAAGGTGCGTCAGATGCCCGAATTCGGAGACGGACCCGCCGACCCGAAGCCCGAAACCAAGGAGGCCTGACCAATGGCAGAAGCACAGCAGGTACTGGACATCGCAGGATCACAGGTTGGATATACCCGCTGGGACGACCCCGAGGAAGGCAGTAAGTATGGTCGCTGGTATGCGGGCAAGACTGGCTCAGGCTATTTCGGAGCTTCGGGAGTGCCTTTCTGCGCGATGGGCGTCTCGTGGGTCCTCGATCAGGCAGGCACGAGCCTACTCGGCGACGGACGTGTCTACGCCTATGTTCCGTGGATGGTGCGAGATGCCTCGCAGGTGGGGCGTCTAGTCGGCTTCTACGACATCGAGCCGGGGGACGTGCTCTGCTTCGACTGGGACGGCGACGGCCTCGCGGATCACACGGGATTCGCTGACTACCGCTCCGGTGAATACGTCCATACGGTCGAATTCAATACGTCGAATGGTGCGGGCTCGCAGTCTAATGGCGGCGGTGTTTACCGTCGCGTCCGCGCACACGACGACATCTGCGCGGTCATCCGACCGGCCTACGCTCCAGCTCCTGCCGGTGACGGCACTCTTACCGTCGATGGTTATTGGGGAGCAGATACGACACGGAAGCTCCAAGAGATCCTCGGGACCACGGTCGACGGGATCGTCTCCAGCCAAGACGAAGACTATGAGGATGACAATCCCGGCCTCACGACCGGCTGGGAGTGGGTAGCAGTGCCCGAGGGTAGCGCAGTGATCGAAGCCCTCCAAGCCACGCTAGGCGTTGAGCAGGACGGCATCTTCGGCCCTGAAACCGTGCATGCTCTCGAAGCTCATTACGGCTTCGAGCCTGACGAGGGCCTCGACGCTCCCTCCAATACGATCCGCGCTTTGCAGCAGGCCCTCAACAACGACGCAATCTAAGGAGACCGCAATGACACCCGAAATCGTAACAATCGCCTCAATCCCCGCAATCCTCGCACTAACCAACCTAGCCAAATCCCTCGGACTCTCAGGCAAGGCCTCAGCCCTCCTCGCTGTCGTCCTCGGCGTCGCGCTCGCGGTCGCTCAGTACGAACTCGCGGGGTACGGCTGGTATCAAGCCGCAGCGCAGGGCATGATCCTCGGCCTTTCAGCCGCTGGCCTCTACGACGTCTCGAAGCTGCAAGTGACCGACTCCGACACGTATGAGGGCGCGCACCGAGCAGGATCGCGGTGAGACTGATTGCTTCCTTCTGCGATTACTGACTTTTTCAGTGCGGATCTTGTCGCTGCGATCTCCTCCCTCCTAGTGATGGGCATCGGCGTCGTGATCGCGTACCTGAAGGTCGTGCAAAGTAAGATCAACGCTCAGCTCAAGGACCTCCACCGCGGGGTCAGTGAGGTCGGCACGGTCGTCGAGTCCGTCAAAGACCAGACTCATAATGACCACAGTACGAACCTCCGCGACGATATCGACGCTCTCGGCGGGAAGCTTGATGACGGCAGCGAGCTTCTCGCTGACGTCGCTCACACCCAGCAGCTTCAAGGTCAAGAGATCAGCGCTCAC